ACAGTATCAAAAAAACCTTGTCCACCCTCGTAGGTGTTATCATCGATGATACTCTTTGCAGTGATTTTTTGCATACCGAAGAAGTTGGTTTCATCACCTTGTAACTCAGTTCTCTTTAGGTCTAATTCTTCTTTCTTTCTTTTTGCATAATCAGTATCACCTTCACCTTTGTCTTCATCTGTATTAGCAATGTTACTGTCACGTTTCTCTATTCCAAGGATACCCGCCCCTGCGACTACAAGACCTACTAGAGTTGCAATACCACCAGCACCACCAAGAAATCCCGTTACTGCAGTACGTAAACCTGTTAAGAGACCACCACCAGCTCTTACTGCAGTACCCTTAGGTGTAGTGGTTCCTTTTGGTTGTTTTGGTGGAATATTTGAGGGTTTTTGACCACCAAAGTCACCCGACTTACCTATCTTTTTTTGAATAGCTTGACTACCAGCACCAAAACCAGCACCCTGTACAACTGAATCAAATAAACTACGTCCACCATCTTTAAGTGCATCTTGAAAACCACCCATAGGAGATTTAAAATCTTCTGATGATATAGGATTACCATCTTTATCAACTATACTACCTGTTTTCTTTTGACCACCAAATAATTTATCTTTTTGGTCTTCATCCATATCAAGTTGGTCTTGTAGAACTGCAAGGATAGGAGGAAGATTCGAAAGGAAATCCATCATTGTCTGAGTTTGTTCATCGTCTACATTCTCAGACTTGAAATTTTGTTGTTGTTGCAGTTCTTGTTGTAAGTTTTCTTGTTGCACTGGAGTATCGAAACTCCTAGAAAAAGTATTTCTTAACACTTCAACACTTTCTACAGTATTACTTGATATTGCATCAACAGCTTTCTGAGCATCACCATAAGAATCTATGAAGTCATCTGTAATACCAAAAGTTTGTAACAATGTTTTCTTTGATTCATCTGAGAGGTCTTTAAATTGTTTTTTTTCATCATTTAATTCTTCTCCAGCTTTGTCATTTAATCCTTCTAGAATACCCTTAGGGTTTTCTGCAAACTCACCCCCATCCATTAATCTAAAACCACCAAAGTTCGGATTCAATGCATCTTCTACTAATTGTCCATCAGGATTCAAATCTACAGACCTTAGTTCATATGCAAGTCTACTTGAGTTTTCTAAAAAGTCTTTCAAGGTGTCCTCAAAACCTGAGGTTTCAAGCATCTCTGCCATATCTTCTGTGATACCAAGAGACTCTTTTAAATTTGCATATGCCTCATCTTTAATTGCTTTTCTCTGTTGTTTATCTTGAGAAAGATTACCCTCATCATCAAAAGAGAGTGCTTTACCTTCTGCAAAATTCTTAATTGCACCACCCAAGTCCTTCGTTAAGATTGCATCAAGTTCTTCACTAGTAGCACTAGTGACTATCGATAAATCTTCTTTTATTTTTTCAACATTGATGGGTTGTTCTTTCTGTATCCTTGATGCAACTTCAGACTTTCTTTCTTTCTCACCAAGTCTATTTTGTTTATCAATAGACTTTTTTAATTGTTCAGTTACACTAAGTTCTTGTTTAGCTATGTCAACTGCTTTAAATTCTGCAAAAGCTCCAGTTCCTTCTGCAATACCTTGAAATTTTAATAATTTACCAAACCCTTTGAAGATGTTACCAAGGTCACCTACTTTATCTTTGAGGTCACTAAACTTACCACCAATGTCAACACCAGTAAGACCCTTGAGACCTTTGTTAATCATTTCACCACCTTCTTTGAAGTTAGAAGACCCTTGGTTTGATATCTTTGCAAACTCATCTTTAGTTTTCTTTTGGGTGTCTATACTCTCATCATGTTGTTCTTTTTGACGTTCTTCCATATCCTCGAGTTTTTTATCGAGTTCAGGTGTCATTATCTGAACATTAACAGTGTTGTTACTGATTACTTTTTTGATTAGGTCTTCTGCTGATGGCATGATTTATTTCCCGAATGCTTTTCCTGCTTCTGATATTCCAAATGCACCCAATGTAATAACTACAAAGGAAGTGTAGATAGTGTCAGAGATGAGTAAGTCCATACCCCAAAATGCAGTGATTAGGTCACATAATCCAAACACTACCATGATTCCAAATGATGTAAAACCAATGATAGATTTCTCATTGATATCATTCTCATCACGGAACAATGCACCAAATGAAAATCTCTCGACTGGTTTTGCAGCTGCAGTTGCAATCTTGAGTTCCTTGGACATCTTTTCCATTTCTCTAATTTTGTCTTGTGCTTCATCCACCTTTAATACAAGTTCAGTATACTTCTCAAGGTTTACCTTGACTTCTCCACTTCCTTGTTTGACTGTATCGTCTGCCATTTTTATCTCCTGTTTTGTCTTTGCTTCATCTTTTCGTTTTCGTCTTTAAGATGTTGTACTAAGAGACTCGTATAGATATCTCTTTCCCATGGTAACATATTTTCCAATTCTGATAATGAATACTTATGATGTTGCATTAATTGAAAGTTTGTTTGATAGTATGTGTTTATACTGTCATGAGAAAGAGCCACTAAAAAAAATTAGATAGACCCTTCAATTCTCTTTCACCTTTTGTCTTACACGTAGAACACTCATATTCTACTTTGTGTGAAACGAAAGGCATACCCATAAAGAATGATTGTATATCATTTGAGTTCTCTATGGTTAAACTCTCATAAAATGTTTTCATTTCATCTTCTTCTACATCAGATAAATCGTATACATTGTCTTCATCATAGATTGTGTCACCACATAATCTAATCATTTGAAATACCTGTTCTTGTGTATCAGGTATTCCACTTACTTTTTGTAGTACTTCAATGTTAGGATACGTAAATGTAATTCCAACACCTTCACTTACTTTGATATCATTCGACTTTTCGTTTTCTCTACTAACAACAATTTCACTTAAGTCTATGTTAACGTCAGCAGAACCATTTTCACATTCCTCATTTTGACAGTAGAACCTCAGTTGAATAGTTTCACCAACTGATTTTGCTCTTACTTGAATAAACAAATATTCAATATCAAAACTTGGTAGTCTTCTAATATCAAGTTTTGTATAGACAACCGATTCCAAGAGTTGTCTTACAGTTTCCAAGATTGCAATCTCGGTCTCTCCTTCTTTCATCATTAAAAGAAGTTTCTGTTCTTTGACCAAGAAAGGTCGAAACTCTACTGTTTCTCCTGTACTTGGTAGTTCACATTGATACCTTGGTGTATCTAAAACGGGTAATCCCATAATATAGTTCTCCTATTATATAATATTAATCACCACCCAACAGGTTATTAATCCTGTCGATTGTTGATGTTCCACGGTTAACTTGTCCTTCGATTCTGTTAACTCTTCCAAGAATGTCTGCAGCTCTATCACTAAACGATGATGCACCACTCAACAATTCTTTAAATCTGTCTAATGCAGAAGGTTCTGTTAATCTTCTTGCATTAATAATATCGTCTCTTGTTCTTTGTTTTGACACCATCTCGTTGTATATTTCTTCATACTTACTATCTCTTACTGTAATATTCATTGGTGTCTTTTTCTGATAAGTGAATGAGAAATCTACAGTTACTAGTAGAGGTGTATCGACATTAGTTTGGTCTAATGCAACTGTTTGTATAGATACTGGGAAACACTCTTCTAACTCAGTCTTGTAAGTTATTTGTCCATTTCTAGTAAAAGTCATTACTTCTATCTTACCGATGTAATCTTTTTTAAAATTAAAGATTGGTGCCTTTTCCGTGTCTCCTGTAAGAGGACTGTAAACTAGTTCTTGCCATAATTGTATAAGTGATATATCTTCCCATGAATTATCTACCATGAAAGATAGTGTGGTTTGACCACCATTGTTATCTACACCACTAGGATATTTTCTTAACACTCCATATGTTGAGTGTTCAGATGTGGTAATCGTTGTTGCTGGTATCTCTGCAGTTACACACCGAATACCTTCGATACCGAATGAAGTTTCTAATCCATTTATTTTAGGGCCAAATAAGTTAACCACAAACAGATTAGGTTTTGCAACACCATACTGCATTGCAGATTTAATCTTGTTAGGGCCTCCCATTTCTACTTTTGCCATTACATTGCCTCTATTGTTTTTCTACTATCTGAATAAACAGTGTTTGCATTTACTGTAAACATCTGTGATGGTAACATGGTAATAAGTTCCCACTTATCCACGGGTACCTCTACTATCTTACTTTGCACTTGACTGTACAAGTATTGTTTAAAACAGGGTTTGAAGAATCTTAGTCGTCTTATACCCTCTAACAAATCGTATTTTAATCTAAACTTAGTGTTCTCGTCCATATTTCTATCAGACATAAACTCATCTATTCTGTTTATAAACTCTACTCTCATTCTTGGTGGAAGATAGTGTAGATTCAATCCTGTAAAGTGAGTAGGTTTTCTATCTAAAGTTATAATTAATGGAAATCTATCGTAGTAGGGAAGTTTTTCTTTATGTTTTGCATCGTAGAAAAACATATGAATCTTTCCTTCTTCCATGTTTGCAACTTTTCTACCTTCAGTAAGTAAGTTTTTTCTACCTGTCTCAGTCAAACGAATTTGTCTAAGATTATCCTTGAACCATTCTATACTTTCTCTAGTATGTTCTTCAATCTCTACAGGTTTAAGTGCTAAATATCTTGCTACTAAGTTTATTGCCATAATACTATTTATGACTTTACTAACTCATCTTCTGTAAGAATTCTAAAATTAAATTTCCTGTCTTTACACCACTCTTCTGCAGCTTTAAATTTTGCTTGGTTCACTGCATAGGTTTTGATTTCTGTAAGATATCGTTTAGTTCTACGTTTAGGTTTTTTGGGGGGTGATAGTTGACCTTTAGGTTTGACTTCTATAATCTCACGTATGATTTGACCTTTTGCATTTTGATATTTGATGTAGAAGTCAGGAAAGTATCTGTGGACTCTCTTATCTACAGGCGAACGGTATGGTATGATAACCTCTTCAGAGTTCCATTCTATAATTTTATCATTGTTATCCAAGTAGACCATGAATCGTCTTTCCCATAAAGAACGATAGATTATCTTCGTTGGGTCACCTTTATATTTTTTATAGTTCTTTGGTTTGAACCTTCCACTGTATGACATAAATAGATGTATAGTTAAGGTATTTATATATGGCAAACGTAATAGACAAAATAATCAAGAAAGTCAATCAGGCAGAAGACATCATTGATACTATCAAAGGTATAGGTTCTTTATTTGAGGATAAAGACTTATCTAGAGACCCAGCTGCACAAACAGAAAATCGGGGTGAGGTAAATATTGATGCAATCCAACTGCAAGCTGCAAATACAACCAAGAAATTGGATGCAAGAAGGAAGAAAGTAGCTGCTGAAGCCTCTGCAAAGTATGGGCCTATCATGGCACGTGTTAAAAACCCACCAAAGGGTAGAACATTATTTTTAACATACCCTTTAGAGAATTCATTTGAGACACCATCCTTCTTGAGGTTCAATTCTAATCATAAGAGTAGGGGTACATTAGCAGGAGATGCTACATCTGAAGTACAAGATTTAGATTATCCAACAATGGACAATTTTGATATTGATATTGCATTGTATTTACCCGATAACTTTCAAAACTCTCAGACGGTTTCTTACAAACAGGAAAAGTTAAGTGGATTAGCTGCAAAATATGCTGATGGAAATACAGACATGTTTTATGGTATGTATAAAAGTTTATTAGAATCTACTGATTTGGGTAAAGTGCAAAACAAAAAACTAGGGATTGCACTCAATCCATTAGAGGAAAAACTTTTTGATACTGTACAATTTAGAAACCACACATTTGATTTTGAATTCTATCCCGAATCAGAATCTGAGGCAAGAGAAGTAAACAGAATTATATACTGGTTTAAGATGGGTATGTTACCTAACTTTGGTACTGCACCAAGGTCTTCAGTCTTTAACACTCCAAACACTTGGGATATAACAGTTAATGGTATGTCTGAAAAAGTATTAGAAGGATTTGAAGAATCTGTACTTACTGGAGTGACAGTAAACTATGGTGGTGGGCAAAAGTTTGCAATATTCAATCAAGGCACACCAGTCAAAACCACACTTAACTTACAATTTTCAGAAACAAAGATTATCACTCAGGGTAATTATCATAAGAAAGTTGCATCACCAAGTATGAGAGCTCTTGCAGAATCTGATACAAAACCAGTTAGAGATAGTAACAACGGAGCAGGATAATGAGTAATTATTTCGATAACTTCCCCGAATTAGTTTACACTTTTGATTCAGGTGTAACAGTGTATGTTAAAGATATATTTAAGAAAGTAGGTATATCTCAGAAAAATTTCAACAACGTTATCTCATACGAAAAATACAATATCAAAGAAGGTGAAAGACCCGATGTAGTTGCATCTAAGTTATATAAAAATTCAGACCTATATTGGACGTTTTACCTTGTCAACGACTTTGATAACTTTGATGATTGGTTTAAAGACACACAAGAGTTTGAAAAACATTTAGATAAAGTATATAAAGGTAAATGGTTGGTTGCATCATCTTCTTCAGATGTTGTATCATATAATTTTACAAGTAATCCACCTAAATCAGAAAAGTTTGTATTGGGTGAAAAGGTTACAGTTGGGTCAAAGAGTGGAACTGTTCTTAAAGTAGACCCTACATATAATAGAATCTTAGTAGATACTGATTCAAAATTCAATGCATCTGAAACAATAACAGGTGCAGTCAGTTCCAAATCTTTCACCATGTCTAGTGTACAAGATGCAAGAGACGGTGTGTGTTATTATGAAAATGATAATGGTTTAAGAACCAATGTTCCTACATCAGGTTATACATCTGTAACTTTTTATGAGAAAGAGTTAAATGAAAACGAGGAAAAAAGGTCTATCAAAGTTATCAACCCATCTCTAATGGGTAGAGTGATTGATGAGTTTGAAAGACTAATCTAATAATGTCAGGTAATCAAAATATACAACCCAAAACTATTTCTATAGGTGGGGTAATTTTAGTAAATCAGTTTGGGGACTCGGTTGATTTATCAGAAGTGTTTACAACACTGTATCTTCAAGAAAGTATCCATTCCAAGTTTGTATCGGGACAGATACAAATTATGGATTCACTAAACTTACTCAGAAGTTTTAGAATGACAGGTCAGGAATACATCACTTTAGAAATTGCACAATTTGAAGGTAATGAAGAAGTATCGAAAGATAGTAAGATTACAAAAAACTTTAGAGTGTTCAAAGCTGTCAAAGAACAAAGAGTTGACCTTGCAAGTACAAGTTATACATTACACATATGTGACCCTATGTTGATGAGAGGATTGAAGAAACGAGTATCCAAAGTGTATAGAGGTTCCATGACAAGTATTCTTGCAAATCTTATGGTGGATGAATTAGATGCAAAACAAGATGAGTTAGATTTGTTTGTTGATTCAGAACCAAAGAATGTTCAGTTTATTAGTCCTAATTGGAATGTCAATAGTGTATTAGAGTTTTGTAAAGATAATGCAGATATCTCAGACAAACGAGTTGCATATAAAAATTCATTCTTTTTATTCTCTACACTCACGGGTGGGATAAGATTCATGCCCTTACATGAAATGATAAAGTTGAATGCACCTGTCAAATTTACATACAGAGATAGGTCTTCGATTGATAGTAGAGAGTTATCTAGAGAAGAACAACAGGTAGGTTTAAATACTCAAATAATCAAGTATCACCGACCCTCACATTTCAATACTTTAAGAGGGTTACAAAATGGTGGTTTTGCATCAACACTAAAAACATTAAATCCTGTATCTAAGATTGTAAAGAGTAGTGTATTTGATATCGATAAACACTTTAGTGAAACAAGAAGAGACCACGTATCGGGTTATCACATGATTAAGTCAGGGCCTGAGAAAATATTAAAAGGTAAAATGTTACAAGACCAAGATGTGTCACCCGAAGTTGTTTCACTTGGAGAAGAAGATGGTCTGAATGAATCACACAATTCAGTAGTTAAGTATGATTACTTAATGCCTCATGCATATGACAATAGAAAAAAGGTAGATGATAAGGAAGTGTTCGTATCATATAATGCAGACAACAATGAAAATAATTGTTTACAAAGACGAGCAATGTTGGAACAACTACAACAAAACACTGTTATAGTAGAAGTATCTGCAAGGTCAGATATATCTGTGGGTACAGTTGTAGAATTAGACATTCCAGCAGCTGAGGTTGCACATGACGATGGTATGATGCCTAGAGATGAAAAAACAGATGATAGATATTTGATTACTGATATGACACTAGAGATAGGAAACAAAGATTTTAGTAAGTTAATATTAGAGTGTGTGAAGGAATCATTTGCAAAACCTATAGAACAGGTGAAAGTAGATGATACACCAACGAGAGGTAGGAGAGCATGATAAATTTTTATGGAGTAGTTGAAGATAGACATGACCCTCTAAAGATAGGAAGGGTTCGTGTTCGTATTCATGGGTATCACACTCATGACAAACAAATGATATCAACACCCGACTTACCATGGTGTCAAGTAATTCTTCCAACTACATCTACAGGTCATTCAGGTTTTGGTACACAACATGGTTTGACTGAGGGTACAAACGTTGTAGGTTTCTTTAGAGATAAATCTATGCAAGACCCAGTCATAACAGGTGTGGTTGCTGGTATCTCACCCGAACATTCTAGAGAAGATGATAACCAAAAATACAGACCTAAAACATCTGAAGGATTCAATGACCCAAGACTTTTGTCGAAGGGAGAATACAAAAATACACCCGATGGTGAGAATCCTAAACACTCATCACAAAGAGGATTTGGACTAGACGTATCAATCGAAGAGTCACCTAAGTTACCAAAGAAAGTTAAAATAGATTACGAAGGTGAGGGGTCAGAAGTAGACTATGATAAAGTAAGTAAATCTGATTTACCATATTATCCACTAGAAAGAGGTGAGAGTGATTTAGGTAAATACCATACAGGTGAAAAACCAAACTACAAAGATAGAGAGATACCTCTAGACAATTTTAAAGACAAAGATATTGGTGTAAAAAGAGAACCTAAGTATCCTTACAATAAAACAACATTCACAGAATCAGGTCATTTACTAGAAGTAGATGATACACTTGAACATGAAAGAATTGCAGTTCAACACAGGTCAGGAACATTCCATGAGATTCATCATGATGGTTCTGAGGTAACTAGGATTGTCAATGACAGATACACAGTTGTCTGTAAAGATGATGAGGTGTACATCGGTGGTAAAGTAAATGTCAAGATTTTAGGTGATGCAAAATTAGACGTGGGTGGTGATGCACAAATTGATGTGACAGGTGAAACAGATATCACATCTATCAAAGACTTAACAGTCACTGCACCCACTATCGGTCTTTACGCAAACGAAATTAAACTTAACTC